CTGAGACGCAAGGCACGTCTTGCATTTGCTCTCATCTGTTGATTTGGTTTTGGCATCGTTTCTCCTATTTGTATATGAATGGATCCAGTTTCTTCAATCTCTCGATCTTTTTCCTGAATTCTTTCTTTTCATTGTCGCAGTTGCAGTGTTCACATCTGCAGTCCGAACATTTCTTCTTGCAGTGTGATGGGTGACCACAACTGCAACGTTTGACCCCAAATATGCGATCAGTTATCTTGTCTATAGATCCAAAAAATTTTAGCAAGAAATTATCCATCAGTCGTAAATCACTTCATCTTTGTATGTGAGATTGTGTTGTTTGTTGTCCCACCAACTCAATTCATTGTTGTCCAATGTTTTGAATCCTTTGTCTCTGTCGATGTATTTGTAATCAACCTTCTCTAGGTCAAACTGTGCTAGCCAACGAAAGATAGTTTTGATCTTGAAATCCTTGCAACTGTAAACGTCCAATTGTATCACTGACGGCTCTAACCAACTATGGAACGTGATTGAACTTGTGTCTATGATAGCAACACAACTGTATCCTTCATTGCCTGTGACATCTGACCATGCGATGTGTGGTCCACTTAACATGTTCATGTCAATGTTTTTTATTAGACTTTTCATTTCATTGTCTAATTGTTCTCTGTCTTTGAACAGTGGAGGTGAGTTCACTTCGGCCCTCACTAAAAGATGTTTGTGTACTAATTGTGGTTTCATTTATCGATCCATACCTTTCCGGTTCGTTGTCTTGCATTATTTAACACTGCATGGTCTTGCTGTATCAAAACAGGGATTGGTGTGGAATGTTTTTTGTGTATGGGGTGTGAGTAGAGCCATTCTTCATGCTCTCGATCATTTAATCTATAATGTATGTTGCAAAGTGTCCTGCTACTGGCGTTGGGGTGTAGCCACATCCTGGCAACGTAGTCACCTAAAGGTTTTATGTTTCTTTCACCACGCCACCTTTGGATGTCTATCTTCTGTTTGGCCCAATAAGACTTGCTCCACGGACACACTGCCACGATGGACGCGAAGTATTCAGTCCAATTAACCTCTTCTTTTCTTGCCACCACGTCTGCCGCCTTTTTTTGACGACATAGGTTTTTTATTTTTCTTTGTATGTCCTGGCATAATGACCTCCTTTAGTTTTTCCCACCAACAAACCCAGTGCTTCAAACAGCACTTCACCTTACGTTTTGACTTTGACATCATCTTATCAAGATGTTTCTCAATCTTGCGTATTCTGTATTCTAGTTTTGTTGTGGATTTATGTTTGTGTTTCTTCACTGCCATCTCCAAAGAAGTTTTTGATTTCTGGATGTAGTTCCATTATCTGTTCATTGGTAAAACCTTCTTCAACCATTTCTCTCATATGCTTGATCATGTCTTGTGGTGACTCCATTGGTCCATGTTGCATGTCAACATTTAATGGTTGTTGCATCATTGTATCCAATTCTTCCTCGTCTTTGGCAAGTAGTTCTTTGATTTTGTTGTCAATTATAGTTTTAACATCTGGTGTCGCAGTTGCACTGTCTTTCTGTGTCACTGCCGCTTTGTGTAATAGATCCATGTCAAGGTTCTTGTCTCTGATGTGGAACGCCATGGGATATTTTATTTCACCATTGAACGTGTCACCAATCCATTGTGCGAACAATCTCCAAATTTGTTCTTCACCTAGTTGTAAGTTCTTTGCTTTCTCACAAAGTTTGGCATCCAACATAAGGAACTCTGATTGCATCGCAATTCCTGACATCTGGCGTGACTCTATGGCCCTAACCGACCCCAAGTGTGCCATTCTGTCGATGGCTTTGATCTTGTCATCAATACTTTTCAGGATACCGTCAATGCTCTGTCCGCCCGGCTGGAGAAGGTAGGGTTTTAGTCCCGCATCTGTCTCATTTGGCATTTTTATGATCGCACCCGCACCTGCTGTTGTGTCTACTTCTGGTGTGACAACTAAACTTGGGTGGTTTGTTAATCTAATTAATTGTTCACATTCTGACCATTCATTTGAAATGGCCAAGGCCATGTCTGCAACATCGCCCACGTCCGATACACCAATTCCTCTGACTGGTCCTCTGTTGGCATAAACGAACACTGCTGGTATCTTGCCCAGTTCGTTTGGCATTTGATCAATTACTTCTGTTTCTAAATTTTGTTTTGTGTTTACTTTGGACAATATGATCATGTCCCTTGTGAATTCTCTGACGTAATAGTTTGTTGGTCTACCATATGCCTGTTGTTCTACTTCTAATAATTTTAGATATGTTAATTCATATGTGCCTGAATCTGTTCTCTTGTATTCCCAATCTAGTATGTTTTCTGGTGTGTACAAGTTTGCATAAGGGCGAATTAACTGATTCAACTCTTCTGCTCTCGTGTTTGCATTTGATTTTGGTTTGTCAAGTAATACTAAAACGTGTCCATAAACTGTGCTCCATGTATTAACATCTCTCATGAATGAATCCCAACTTCTTCCTTCGAAGTCAGCATCTTGTAGGAACATATCTAATTCTGGTCTGTTCTTGATCGAACCATAATCTCTCTTTGGTTCATTCCTGTACAGGAATGAATTGTAAATGTGTGTGATACTTTTTACATGGTTGTCATATGGTGTGCTGGATATACGTTTGTTGTATTCTCCGCCTGACTCATACACATACTTGGTAAGGTATTCGCCCATCTTCCATTCATAGCCACCCAAGTAACTTTTTGATAAAAATTTCCATCTTGGATAGTGTGATCTGTATTCTTCATGCACACCTAAACTCTCATACTTGTTGCCTAATGCTTGATCATTGTTCACTGTAAATTCTGCTGGGTCCGCCATCTATTATATCCTCACTGTCCAATTGGTTTGTGTTTGATTTTGTACGTACTGCCTTGTAATTGGGAACAAGTAACTGATACCGTAACCAAGTGCGTCATTCATGTGATCCCAACCATTCTCTTTGTCTGGTTGTGATGTGCCTGGCTTGTAGATCTGTCTCTCCAAACAACTGATTAATTTTTTACATTTTGGATGTATCAATATCTGTCTCTCTCCCTTGCCGTTGCAAAGCATTGAATTTACTGAATTGATTCTATCTCTCACTGCCATATGTTTGTTTGGTGCTTTCACTATAAATCCTGCATTTGCTAGTATACTTAAATCTGTTCTGCCACCAGCGGACGTTTTTCTCTGTCTTGATGCTGGATCTGGATATGCAAATATTTTTGTTCCTGGGAACCTTGAGTATATTTCATTCACAAGTTCATCTGTGTTTGATCCAAACATCTCTATCTCGTCAATTACTACAACCTTGCCATCAACTAATACGAAACACACTGCACTCATAGGGTCAATGTTCATATCGATAGCAACGTGTATGATCTGTTGTGGTTTGGTGAACGTGAATTCCTTAACGTTCTCTGATCTCTTGAAACCGTAGTACACCATACCACTGTATGTTACGAATGTTGCCTCAAATTCTTGTTCAAATGTTTTTTTATCTAAATCTCTTCTTGCCTGCTCAATTTCTAATTCACTCACAAATCCACCTTGTGATGTTGTGAATGAAAATGATTTCCATTGGTCCTGTGTTGTGTCTTCACCTGCTTGATATAAATCGTATAAGAAGTTACCAACACCTTTTGGTGTGCCAATGAACAATGCTTTTCCTTCAGAGTCAGCCAATGCAGGTCTCAATACTTCTGTCCATGCTTGTGCAGGAATGTTTGCCGCTTCATCAAGGACTAAGAAATCTAAACGACTTCCCCTTAAGTTTTCAAACCCGGCTCCGTCTGCACCTTTTAAACATATTTTACTATTATTTTTTAACACAATAGATAATTCCGCTTCATTTATTTTTTTAACCCAATTTAAACTTTTCAATTTTGTTTTCAGTTGATCCCACCAAACCATTTTTGCTTGTCTGTAACTTGGAAGCACTGCCCAACAGATCTGATCAGGTAGTCTTGCATGGTAGCATATTTCTCTTATCGCAAGAGTTGTCTTGCCCATTCTCCTGCCAGCCACAACTGTACGAAATCTCGCTTTGTCCTGTGCTACTGTTTTTTGTGGTATACTCAGTTTCATTATTCTTTTTCCTCGTCCCATGGTAGTGGTGTTGAATGTTCTTCTCCATTAGGGTCATCTTTTTGATCTAGGTAGTTTCTACCCAACCATATCTGCATTCTCGTGTCACCTGCTAGTGCTTTCTCAAACTGTGCCTGTCTCACACTTGCTTTGCCCTTTGCCCTGCCCTCTTCGATGGCCTTGCTGAATCTTTTCTTGACACCAGCACCGGTCATGCCTATGATGTAACCTATCTCCTCGTAGGTGCACATAGTCGATGCCAATCTCTTGATCATTTCAGGATCATGTGTCTTGTATTTCTTGCCTCTGTTATCTGGTACTATTCCCATTATGCCAATCCTTTTTCTTTACAGATGATTCTGAAGTGTCTAGTGTCTATGTCACCCGCTGATGTGGCTATCTTGACTGTGATTGGATAGACGTTGCCTGCTGTTCCACCACTCACCCTAAAAGTCACTTTTGTCGTGGTCGCTGACACATCCGTTCCGTGTCCGTTTGGATGTATCAATGGTGATGAGTCACCTGCTATGGTACCTATCGTGACAACTGGTGAACTGGCGGATGAGTCATCCACTATGGTATCTCCTGTGTTGAGATAGTTTGTAAAATCTAATGCGTATTGTAAACTTGCGGCCGGGGATTTGTATATAAACGCTCCATCCCTGTCAAAAAGATAGCCGGTTAGGTCTGCCATGTGTTATTCTCCTTATGCAGGTTCGAAAACTCTCGTTTCTTGTTTAATTTTGTTAACACGTGTTTCACTGTCAAGTGTATTTAATCGTGTTTCTTGTTTTATTTGGTTGACACGTGTCTCAAAACCAATTGTATTTAATCTTGTCTCCGGGGCCACAATAAATGTATTAAATGAAGGTACCTCAATGTCGAACACATTGGTGCCCATGTTGATGGTTGATGTTATCGGAAGTGTGGCTGTAAAGGCTCTTGTCCTAACTGCATCAACAGATATTGTTGCACCTGCAACACTCAATGACGTGGCTAAATCTAAATCTAATCCTGTGGCTGTTAATGTAGATGAAATATTACTAGTAATCTCACCATTTACTATTGCTAAACCATTTGTTGTGATTCCAGCATTTATCGCCATGGACGATGTGCCAGGCATGAAGCCAACCGCCGTAACACTTACATTGCTTGATGCTATGGAAAGTGTTGTTGCAAGATCTAAGTCTTGTGAAACTACACCGCCTTCTACATAATCTAATGCTACGTAATCATCGGCCACATAAAGGTTACCAATGAATGCGTTGATTTCTAAATTTGCTGATGCGATCAGTGTTGCCACAGATATAACTCCAAAAAAAAATTAAACTGTGATTAGTCTATGGTTATTACTAGTCCGCTCGCGTTGATCTGGAACGTGTCTCCATCACTGATAACCTTGGATGCCGCTAGTGCACCATGTGCCAATAGGTTACCACTTGAACTGGCATCAAATATGCCGATGTGTGTGATTGTACCAAATGCTCCTCCATCCGCCGCGGCGAATGTGATCACTGAACTGTTTGTAATTTGACTGTTGTCTGAGTTCGCTGTCGCGGAACTCATCTTGTTGTCTATTCTTATCCTTGCGTATCCAGAACCACTTGCTTCTGTGCCAGATGCAGAGTCTGTGGGATCGGATGTGAACAAGCCTATGTACGCTTGGGGCGTAGAGAATGCTGTGTTCTTGAAAAGCAAATCTAGTATCTTACGCTCTGCATACGTTGAGAGTGCTGTCATGGATGTCCTCCTTTAAAGGGTTGTTTGTTATAACAAACATATTTACATATTTCTTATAATAATAATATTATATTATTCAGTTTCTATGAATGATTCACCTGTGTATTCTTCTAATTTTTTAATCATTCGTTCCATGTTGACCCTTACGGTCTTGCCTGTTCGCTTGTTCACTGAATAGTATTCCCATTCACCCGCTTTGTTGTGCGGTGATATCTTGGTCACGTTGCCCGCTTCATCCTTCACATGCACTTCTGATGAACTGCCATCATCCTTGGCATATATCCAACTGAAGTCTGCACCGTGCGTGGGATCACCTGACTGGTTGTCCAATCTTATTGCACCCATCCTTGATGTTGCCGTAGGCACCTCTGAGTAAAAAGCGTATGAGTTCGTGGCCCCACTGCTTTTGTAATAAAATGCATAGTCATTGGTAATGGTCTCTGTGCCAGATCCGTACTTGTCTGAGTGGTATCTGTAACCCACGGCCTCGGTTATGGTCCCTGCCGCACTTGAATTACCTTCCGTGCTTATTTCGTTGTAGGCCAAACTTGCGTATGCCCTGTTGACAGTGACGGCACCGTTAGCACCTGAAGGATACAGATAGTTCCCTATCTGCAGGCCAGTGGCCTGTCCCAATTCGGACGCTGTGTTGCTTGACTGTATGATCGCGGTCTGTGACTGGCCCCCCTGCACACCTGAGTAGATGCTGGTTGGGTTCGATGTACCACCGTTGACGTCTAGTGTGGCACCCATGGTCGCGTTCCTGAATCTGTTGTCTGAATCTGAACTGGACTGGCCTTCGGTCAGTTGGTATGTGGCACCAAGCACGTGACCACGATGTCGGTCAGCACTGGATGTCATGTTCTGGTGAGCGACTGTGCCGTAGTCGGTGAAAAATCTGTGTCCGTTGAAGTTTGCAATGTTGCCGAATGATCCGGTAAATGCGGTGTTGACTGCGTCACCCACGTGGACCTGTCCAGTTCCATTGCCATCTAGTTCTAGGTTGTCATTTGATCTGTTTGTTGCTACCTTGTTGTCTGTTATCGAAACTGCCTCGGTCGCTATGCCACCATTCTGTAGTGTGACACCACCCAGTTTGTTCGTGTATGCGTCGTCGTTGATCCACACACCGTAGTTGTTCGTTGCAACTGATCCTGTGTCGATGTATAGGCCGTAGTAATTCGTTCCTGCCGTAGTTCCACCCTCACCTACGTCGACGGGACCTTTGCCCCAGTAGTTGTATGATGTTGTGAAAGTTGCTGTCTTGCCTGAAGTTGGTTCACCTTCCAAGGTTGCCCTGTAGTTCTTGACGTTGGTTGCTGTGATGTTACCATTGCTTGTGAATAGTGATGTGTTTGCGTTGATCGGGTTGACCACTCCTATGGTTGCCGCTGATGAACTGTTATCGTTACCAACCACACAGTTGTAATTTTTCGCTCTCAGACCCCTGGTTTCGTTTGAACTCGTCAAACTGAATCCTGCCATCTCAAGTGCTGTCCTGTTCTCTGCCATCAGTTGGAAATTGGTTGAACTGGTGGTCTGTGTCGCGGTTGCTCTTAGTCCTTCACTGTTGGCTATGATCCTTGTGGCACCATCGTATGAATGGTTTACGTATGCCTTGTTCACACCGTAATCGTATCTTGTGTTTGTTCTTATGCCGTCGAATGGCACACCCAGTTCAACCTGTCCAGTGCCGTTTGCTTCTATCACAATGTTGTCATTGGACCTGTTGCTTGAGATGTGGTTGTCTGTGATCGTGACACCATCCAGTGTTGATGCACCCGTCACTCCCAGTGTTGTTGAAACGGTTGCCGCTCCTGTGACTGCTAGTGTCGAGCCATCGAATGTTAAGTTGGCCTCACCCGCTAGTGCGTTTGAACCTGTCACAGTGGCCACAGTATTGTTTGTGGATCCTGATAGTGATACACCTCCACCCTGTGCATCCACGTATGTCTTGATTGCTTTTGCTGAAGCAAGTGTGTCATCACTGCCGGACACTGAACTGATGTCTGTGTCCAACACGCCTGACTTTAGATTGGCCACATCAACATTTGAAAGTGAGTTGCCCGTGCCTTCCGCATCAAATGTCTTGTTGGTGAAAGTTGTTGTTGAACTGCCTGTGACTTCACCTGTCGCGTTGATGGTTAGCACACCCGCACTGTCCGTGCTTGTTGTTACGTTGCTTCCGCCTTGCACATATAAAGTGCCTGCTTCAGCCACGGTGATTGTTGCTGAATCATCAGCCACCACCTTGATGCCTTCACCTGTCTTGTAAGCGAGACTGTTCCATGCCGTGGAACCATCCCCTATCTTGAATTTTGTTGTGTCTGATTCGTATCCGAATTCGCCCGCCGCCAGTGTTGGGTTGGCCGACGTCCAGTCGGATGCGGTATCACGTCTGAGTTGTATCTTTGTAGCCATTATGCTGTTCCTCCGTCTATGGTTGGTACTGATGTGTATGTTGAATCAGCAACTCCACCGTCAATATTTATTGCTGTGGGATCACGGAAGGACAATACGCCCGATCCATTGGTGCCCAATACTTGATTTGCGGATCCATCCGCGTTTGGCAGTGTGTACACTGCGTTGATGTTGACTTTACCTGTGCCCGCTGGGTTCAAAGTGATGTCTGCGTTGCTGGGTGATATCATTGTTGAGCCAACGAATGTTATGTCTCCGGTGCTGGCACCACCTGACTGTGCCACGAAACTTAAATTGCCTGATCCATCCGTTTTCAACACTTGGTCGGCTGATCCATCCGAAGTTGGATATTTGATTCCGCTGATTGAAACTTTGCCTGAACCATTTGCTGATATTTCTAAATTGGCATTTGAAGCATTTGTTGATATAGTGTTGTCCGTGATAGTGACACCATCCAATGTACTTGCTCCAGTGACGCCTAGTGTTCCAGTAACATTTGTGTTTGCTTGTAATTCTAATGTGCCTGATCCGCTTGTGCCCAATTCTAAGTTTGCATTTGAGGAACTTGAAGATATAGTATTATCAAGCACTTGTACTCCATCAATGAATACTTCTTTGCCTGCTTTGGGCATAATTTCAATCTTGCCGTCATCAGCATATTCATATAATGTTATATGCGGCGTTCCTGCATCTGCTTGAAAAACTAAATTTCCTTCATTCCCTATTTTGAATGTGACGTTATGGTTGGGCATGTTAACTTTTTTGAAATACAGTTGTAATATGTTTGTGTCGTCACTGGTATTAGCATTTCGTACAGCACCACTGAGAAGCATTGTAAGTGAATTTGTATCGTAAGAGGTTAATCCGTACTGATCGAATTTAAATGTTTCATTGCTTGTGCTTCCTGGATTAAAAGTTTGTGCAGTCACGTATTCACCAGCACGTATTTGACCGCCCGAATGTACAGGGGCTGGCTGTCCACTGCCACCCAACAACACGTTGGTACGGTAAACCTGTAAAAAATTATCATTGTTAGCCTCAAACTCCAGGTTCATCCTTGCTGAACTGATCCCACCTTCACCGGAGTTGTCTGAAAGTACCAAATTCTTAACTTGTGTTACACCTGTACCTTCTGGTTGGATCCTTACCCAATGGTTTGAATTTGATGTGATGTCTGTTTGATTTACATCAATGCCGCCACCACCTATAACAATCTTTCCTGTTCCAGATGCATCCAACACTAGGTCGTCACTACTTCTGTTTGTAAATATTTTATTGTCGTCTATTGTGATGCCCGGCATAGTGACCGCACCTGTACCACCGGGTTGTAATGATATGTCTGCGTTGCTGGGTGAATTTATCGTTGACCCAACGAACGTTATGTCTCCAGTGTTGGCCGTAGCGGTGTCAACTAAATCTTTTACAGCCGCTGATGTTGGTAGCGTGGTGTCGTTGTCATTTGAACTTATACCTTCTGCCTCTGTAACTATGCTGGCCGCGGCAAAGTCCGCTACCTCTACATTTGAAAGTGAATTACCTGAACCATTGGCATCAAATGTTTTGTTGGTGAATGTTGTTGTCGAACTGGCGGTCACCTCGCCCGTTGCGTTGATGGTTACCACCCCCGCTGAATCCGTTGACGTGGTCACGTTTGAACCACCCTGTATGTATAATGTGTCGCCGGCGCCCACCTGTATAGTGGCCGAATCATCCGCCGCTATGCCAAATGTTTGGTCTCTTAGGTTGATAAAATTTGAATCTAATTGATTGTGTGTTAACTGTGATCCCTTTGCCAGGTTATCACTGGTAACTGTCGAGGAACTTATGCCTCTGGTTGTAAGTTTGGCCTTGGCCATTGTGTGGTCTCCAATTGTTATTAGTCTTAACTCCAAACATATTTATTGGAGGTGGCCACCACTATAAGTGCGTTTTTAAATCACTTGCTGGTGTACTTGGGCCACACGGATCTGAAGTTGTCCAATTGGTCTTTGATAAGGTCAGGATTCTGTTTGAAGTAGTGCTGTTCACTGTCCGCGGCCCTGTTGATGTCCATCTGCCTCTTGACTTCCTGTGATGTCAGCATGGGTTCATCCTCGTCCGTGTTGGTGGGTTCTAAAACAGGACACCATGGCAACTCCTTCTGCATTTTTGATAGGCCCGCCCTAATTTTCAACAGTGCCCTGCAGAACTTTATCAGTTGTGCCTGTGTTATGTCCTTGTTCCTGCCACCCCTGTGGTGTGGACCAACGTTGTTGGCCACGCCTGGTATAACTTTCTCATCATGGTCATTCCAGTCCGCCAACAACTGTTGATCCTTCAACAGGTGTTTGATCTTTTCTATGTCACAGCAATAACTGTACAGTTTGTGTCTCTCCTCCGGTGACATGGTCAGCATCACAGCCGCCTTGTTCTTGCCGTTCTTGGTCCAGTAACCGTCCTTGAGTGTGTGTAGTCTTGACATGTTAGTCCTTGATGTATGGTTCTTTTGGTGTTTCAGATTGTTCAGGTGCTTTTGGTTGTTCTGGTTGCTCCTGCTGTATGATCTGTATCACCTTCTGGTGCAGTGTGCCCACAGCCGCCATCTCACCAGCGCCAAAGGCACCCCTCCTCGCGGCCACGTCAAGTGCCTGTGCTATGATCTGGTAGTCCTGCAGTATCAATGATTGTTTCATTTTTTTTCCTCCTATATCTGGGTTCTTTACAAATCTACCCATGTTTATTGTTTGTTCCTAAGTTTATTATAGCGTATTCCCGCCAATCCGTCAAGCACACCACTCTCCTGCAGTGCCTCGGCGTCGTTGTCCCTGAGCCTTGACAGCCTCTGTTCGTTGATCAGGCTCACCATCTGTATCTCCTGTGTGGTGTATGATTGATTCTGTATCAACCATGCCAGCGGTTTAAGCCTCTTGAACTGCGACTCGGTCATGGTGTCCTCCAGGGATGGCAATTTCTTGTCCTGCCTGCTCCTGATCAGTTTCAGTATGGCCTCGGCCCTGTTGTCTTCATCCGCTTGTTCTTTGATGTGCATCTCATCCAGCAGTTGCTTCAGCCTCTTGCCTTCTGCGGTGTTCGGCCTTCCAGTTGTTCTTGGCCTTGTCGTGTTCCGTTTGCCTTTTTTTTCTCTCATGTTTCTCCTTCTGTTGTTGTGATTCGATCATGGCCCTGACGTACTGATCGTTGAGGTGTTTGCGTTCAACATGGTCAGTCATGTCGGGGTCCTCCCCCACGCTTCCATTCTCGGCCGCGTGCCTTTGATCCCAGTCCCTTGGGCCTGATCCTGTGTTTGTCCTTGGTGGGCCTACGCATGGCGTCTATCCTCCGCATCAGCCTCACGTTCCAGATGTGCCAGCCCTCACGGGTGTCCACCCTGGTCAGGTTAAGGGCCTCTGAGTCCCTGCTCCACTCTCCCGGTGCGGTCTTCAACAGGTCCAGGTAGTCCTCCCATGATATGGTCCAATCCTGTTGCCAGAATCGGGCCTGTGCCCGGGCCCTGCTCCATCTGAGCCTGTGTTGTTTGATCTCGGGATCCGGTCCCGTCATCCAGGTGTGTGGCTGTGGTCCCGATCTGCTCATGACCGCATACTTGTCAGGGTCCAGCCTGATGCGTTCACGCTGTTGATCCGCGGCCCACTGACGCCTCTCCGCGGTCCATCCGGCCTCCAGGCCACGCAGTCCCTTGTTCCAGGGTCGGTTTCCATTCTTGAATGGCATAGTATCTCCTTTTGTTTGTATTTATTATAACGTAAATAGGTGGGTGCTGTCAATCACTATCCGGACGACCACAGCGTTCGGTGATGGGATCGGTCCAGTTGCCGGTCTGGCAAGGCCATCCTGACTGCAACGCGGAGCAGTTGGTGATTGTGAAGGCCAAGATGGTGAGAATGGCTATGTTGGCGAGTTTGGTCATGGGCTCCGGTGGTTTGGCAGACGATTTTTTTGCGTTCCGCAAAAAATATGCGTTAGGCTGATCAGGTTGACAGCAGTGTTAGATTGTGTAGCGATGCCAAGTGTGTGATGTGATCGGGCGATGGCGCCACGTATATTTTTGTGTCATCATTGACCGTGACCTGATCGCCGATCACTTCTGCTAACCATGCCTGCGGGCTGGTCCAATCGCCGTCCGCCGTGTCCTGGTGTCGCATCGGCCGTGCCGACAGTGCGATCAGTGTTTCGACCCGGTCGTCGCTGATCTCATACACCGGCTCATCCCCGTAGACCGGGTCGGTGATTATTGTCAGATATGATTTATTCATTGTTTTCTCCTTTCTACAATTGTAGCACGGATTGGGTCGTTGTCAACCCCCGGAAAAGTGTGGATTTTTGTGCAACGCCACTACCGCCACCGTGTATTACCATTTCAAGGGGCGGTCCCCCAACGCGGAGCCAGATTGGGATCCGGTGGCCACAATCCACACCACCCGATCCCCGTCAATTTACCTTTACCATTGGTAATCCTGGTCAAACCGGCTATTATAACAGGTTTTGGCGTGTTGTCAACCGGTTGGGCACCGTGAAACCACCGTGAAACCGCCGTGGAATTTGGGTCAGAACGGTGATCTACGGTGGTGTAGGCCCAGATTCAGGCTGACGATGGTGTTTGGACAGGATGGTAAACGGAGGTCACCAAACCCTGTTCATACGGCCCGTGTAACCGTGTGTATACGGTGCCGTGTGCCACTGTTTGACACGCACTGCTGTGTTGCTAAACGCTGGTAATTGTGCCACAACCTAGGGTCGAGATCTACTCAAACAGTGTCTCGCTCTTGTCTTCCTGTGTGGCCTCGATCCTACGCTCCGCTATCGCACAGTAGTTGGGGTCTAGATCTATGCCCGTGAACTGTCTGTTCAACTCCTTGCACGCCATACCTGTGCTACCTGATCCAGTGAATGGGTCTACGATGTGTGCTCCTTGTGGTGTGACCAACTTGACCAAATACTTCATTAGTTCTACTGGCTTTACTGTGGGATGGTTATTACCAACTGCTTTACGCTGTTCGATCTCACAATAATATCGTTTGCCTTTGCTGTCCGTGGGTATGTGATCTAGATTGGGACCTACATCTCGGTTGTGCTCCATTATCTTGTGCTTCAATCTCTGTAGGCTGGTGCCTATGCTTGGATCCCACAGCGGATGGTTCTTCACGTCACCCTGTGAGTAGTTTGACAGTTTCTCAATGTGTGCCAGTGGATCTCGGTTGTTGTTCTTGCACCATTGCTCATATTCGTGCTTCAATCCGTGCGTGTATATCTTGCCCAGGTGTGGTAACCATATCATGTTCCCACCACCAGATCTTGATTGATCCTGGTTGCCCTCCGCATCCACGTAGTGACCACCCATTTGCTCCACCATCTCCAGGTGGCTGATGGGATCCTGTTCAAATCCCCTGTGTCTTTCTTTTCTACTAACTTTAGGACAATAAAAGAACTTCTGATAGCCCGCCACTTCACCCAACACATTGCTTGGGAATCTACCTTTGTCATTACGGACCATTTG